GCCAGCCCGGCACGTACGTTCCAGCGGTCTGTTTTGGTGCGGGTGGCGCAGTCTGAGGTGCTGAATGCGCCAATGAGCCTGTCAGAAGCGAAGGCTCATTTGCGCGTAATAGACGACAGCGAGAACGACTACATTACCGGATTGATCCGCGCTGCCTCTGACATGATCGAGCGCGACACCGGCCTAGTTCTGCGCCAGCGCGCTGCCAGTGTGACGTTTGATGGTTGGTCAACTAATGATCGCACTCGTCTGCCTCTTTGGCGTGGGCCGGTGGTTTCAGTGACGAGCGTTGCCTACGACGACGAAGTTGGCGCTGAACAGGTGCTGGCAGCCAACCAATATCGAGTGCGCAGCTTTGCCGGCGCCTCTTGGATTGTCCCGGCTAATGGTGTGACATGGCCTGCGGTAGAGGTTGGCATCGGCACGGTGCGCGTGACGTATCAGGCCGGCTATGCCAGCAATGAAGCGGTGCCTGCCTCGCTGCGGCACGCCGCGCTGTTGCTGATCGGCCACTGGTATGAAAACCGCGAGGCCGTAAACAGCGACCGCACGCCGGTTGACGTGCCGCTGGCCTATGACGCGTTGATCAGCCCCTTTCGCGTTCTGATGGTGGCCTGATGCGCATCGGCAATCTGCGGCACCAGGTGCGCTTCGAACAGCCTGCCAACACCAGCGACGGCGCAGGCGGTGAGGTGACGGCATGGGCAGCGATTGCAACTGTATGGGCCGAAATCCTGCCGCTGGGTGGGGCAAAGATTGAAGAAGGCAATGCAATCAGCGTGGGCCAGCATCGTTACAAACTGCACACGCGCTATCGGACAGACATAACGCCCGCCTGCCGCATCATTTGGTTGGATGGTGCGCGGACAATTGATCTGCGTATCGACAGCGTGGCCGATCTGGACGGGCGGCGGCGGTTTCTGCTGCTGAATGCAACGGATGGGGTGCCGACCTGATGGCACGGGGCAAAAGCGAGTTCAGGACGCGAGATCGCATCCGAGTTCGCCGACTGCTGCAAGGAATCGGGCCGGAAGCTGAACGGGAGATTTTGCAAGCCTACCAGCAACGCGCGCCGGCCATCCTGGCTTATGCACGCGGTGAGGTTCCATCGCGTTCCGGCAAGCTGCGGGCGGCGTTGTCGTTCAAGATATTTCCCAAGACGTTGCGTCTGCGCATCGGCCTGTTGACCAAGCGCATCCAATCCAAGTTTTTCTACGCACACATCCTTGAACAAGGCCGGCGTGCGCAAGTGGCGAAGGTAAGGCGTCGGCGCCCGGTTTCGGGCGGCGTTGCAGCTTACACGATGCGCGTCCGTGGAATTTCCAAAGACCGTTACGACTTTGTGCGAGGCCGGGCTGAACAGTTCATGCAGCGCACGCTTGGCGATGAGATGCGCGGCATCTTGGGCAAGGCACTCAATCGGTTGTCCGCAGGAGCCTAAACGACATGGCAAATGATCCGACAGCCGCGCTTGCTGCGGCGGTCTTGGCGCGTCTGTCGTCGCCGGCCATCACATACATCGAAGGCGGCACAACCAGCAGCGTGCCGGTGCAGCAGCGCGTGCCTGATGAATTGGTGCCAGCGGTGATCGTGGTTGATGGCGTGTCGCTGGGGCCAAGCGAAACGAAGGGCGGCAATGATCGCCGGGCGCTGGTGGACATTGCGACCGTCTACCGGGGCCGCAGCAAGGCCAGCGCGCAAGCCATCATTGGCGCGGTGTATGGCCGACTTGAAGGTCAAAAGCTCACCGTTGCCGGCTTCACCGTTGGCGAATGTCGCCTGCAATCCAGCGCCGTGGGTGAGGAAGCGACCGAAGCCAACCTAGTGCATGTTGGTCGGCAAACCTTTGAAATCATTATTTTGTAAGGAGCGGCTCTGATGGCCAAGCTGAACGCAAACGACTATCGACTGTTTATTGAAAGCGCCACACCTGGCACCTATAACGCGGTTTCTGGCCAGATCAGCACCAGCATTGATCGCGGTGAGGTCAGCTTTTCCACCATCGACAAGGCCAGCACTGTTGAAGTTACTGGCCGTGCGATGCGCAATTATTCGGTGTCGTGCGAGTATCGGCCCGATCTGCCCGACACGAACGGCCACACTAGGCTTGAGACGTTCTTCGGCACCGGCAGCGCGCTCAATGTGCAAGTGCGCAAGTCGCCGTTTGGCGTCGGTGACAGCGTTTACACGGCGTCTGTGCGGGTGTCGGCGATGAATACCGGCGCACCGCTGAACGATGTCAGCAACATCATTGCCACCCTAACCGCGCTTGCTGCGCCGTCTGTTGACACTCTGTCGTAAGGAGCCTGACCAATGGCAAAACTTTCAGCAAATGATTATCGCGTCCGTGTGGACAGCGCCACGCCCGGCACGTTTGCCGAAGTGGCTGGTCAGATCAGCGTTACTGTTGATCGCGGCGAGGTGTCGTTCAGCACCATCGACAAGGCCAGCACGGTTGAGATTACTGGCCGTGCTATTCGCACCTATGGCCTTAGCCTTGAGTATCGCCCCGATCTGCCTGATGCCAGCGGCCACGCGCGACTTGAGGCGATCTTCCTCAGCGGTGCTGCCACCATCATTCAGGTTGTGAAGATCGGCACGCCGACCGTTGTGTTTGCGTGTGCGATGCGTGTGTCTGCTATGAACACTGGCAAGCCGATCAACGATGTGAACAGCATCAACGTGACGTTCGTGCCGACTGCTGCGCCTACCACTGACGCGCTGTCGTGATCGCTGACATAAGCGCCGCGCCGGCAGGCTATGCCGGCACTGTGATCGACGCGATTGGCTGCACGCCGCTTGAAGTGGTGAGTGGGCCAACCCCGCCGCCGTGGCTGGTGATTGCCACGGTTGCCGCGCCGCTGTTGCCGTTTGAGGGCGATGTGCGGGCGCTGGCCGACACAATGGCAACCGACACCGCCAGCGCCGCCGATTGGTGCGCTGCGCTGGCAGTCACGCTGGCTGCAACGCCGGCCAAGCCCAAGGGTGACAAATGAGTGAGCCGAACACGCGCGGCGAGGTCACGATTGATCTGGACGCCACCTATGTGATGCGCCCGTCTTATGAGGCCATTGAGGCGATTGAGGCGGCCACCGGACGCGGTGTGGTGGCGTTGGTCAATCTGGCGGCACAGGGTGAACTGAGCCTAAAAAACGCCGCCATCGTTGTGACTGAGTGCATCCGTGCCTGGGGCAAGCAGCAGGCGGCGAATGGCAACGACCAGCCCGAAGCACGATCAGCTATTGGCGCTCGGCCTGATAAGGTAGCGCGGCTTATTCACGAGCATGGGTTGGTTCAAGCCACTGAGCGTTGCGCAATGGTGCTGATGGCAGCCGCAACTGGCGGCGTGACCAGCGCGGGGGAGTGGAAGCCGGTGGCGACGGAGACCCTCGCCGCCGGCTGATGGGCATCTGGACGGCTGTGTTTCATCTGCCGCCCGCATCGTTTTGGCAGGCCACACCGCACGAAGCGTGGGCCGCGCTGGAAGTTCACAAAGAAATCAACGCGCCGAGGTGACGTATGGCCCAAGACGTGCAGCGGCTGTTGCTCCAGATCGACGCCAGCGCCACCCTGTTGCGGCAGGAAGTCGCCAAAGCGCGCAACGATATTGATGGCTTTGCTGACAAGGGCGCGTCCAAGCTGAAGAAGATTGATGACGGCTTTGCGGGCATGGGAAACGCTGCCAACATAGCCACGGCCAAGCTCGCCGGGTTTGCGGCGGGGCTGTTGTCTGTTGGCCAGGCGGCATCGTTCATGGTGCGCGCCAATGCTGACATGCAACGGCTGTCTGCCATGCTACAAACAGCAACCGGCAGCACCTCTGAAGCGGCTGCTGCAATGAAGGATTTGCAAGCGTTTGCTGCCGAAACGCCGTTCACGCTTGGGCAAGTGGTTGAAGGCTTTATTAAGCTTAAAAATCTTGGCATTGATCCCAGCATCAGCGCCATGCGTTCATTTGGCAACACGTCTGCGGCGCTGGGTAAGGATTTCATGCAGTTTATTGAAGCCGTGGCGGATGCTGCCAACGGTGAATTTGAACGCTTGAAAGAATTTAATATAGACGCCGCCAAAGATGGAGAAAAAGTTAAGTTTACATTCCAGGGCGTAACCACAAGTGTTCAGAACAACGCGGCGGCAATCACGGGTTATTTGCGGACACTTGGTGATGAAGGTGGCGTGTTTGCTACTGGTATGAGTAACCAGATGAACACCATCGACGGTAAGCTGTCGAACCTTGAGGACGCTGCAACCGGGCTGGCGACGGCGCTGGGGAAGCTGGGCTTTAATGATTTTTTTATGGGCCAGTTGGACACAGCAACTAAGAGTTTTCAATATCTAGAGCGCGTTTCGCAAGGCTTGGCCAACATCCGCAAGACCGAAGGCTTCGGCGCGATGATGAACACAAGCCTTGACGAAGCGGCGGCATCGGCCACGCCAACCGGGATGCGTGACCGCTTGGTGCGTCAAGCCAATGATGCGCGCAACAGGCTTACGCAAGCCGAACGCAGGCAGCGTGGCCTATTGCCCATGTCGGCAACGGCGTTTGCTAACATCCAACGCGCAGATGCCGATGCAGCCACGCGGCTTGGCAAGTTTGAACTTCAAAACAGCAGCGATCTCGCACTGGGAGGTTTTAACAACATTCTGCCAGGCATTGGCAACCGCAATGTGCCACGGCAATCTAAAACAGGACAAAAGGCTTTAACGAAGGCAGAACAGGAAGCGCAGCGCCGCAAAGGCATGACTGACCGCATTGATTTGCTGGAAAGCTTGGGGCTTTCGGCAGAGACAACTAGGCGCGAAATTCAACTGGTCAAAGATCAGTTTGCGGGCAAGCCAGTTGACGTGCTGACTCGCGCTCGTCGCGGCGATTTTGACAGTGCTAGTAGCGACCCTGCTGAAGCCTTTATGCAGGCGCAAATACCAATCCAAGAAATCAAGATTGACATGGCCGCAATCGAAAAGTCTGTGGCTGGTATTAGCTCAGTGAAATTAATCAGCGCAGAGTCGGTCGCATTGGCCGATCAATTTGCTGAAAATCTGTCAAGCGGGCTTTCGCAAGCAATCATCAACGGCCAGAGCCTTGGTTCCGCGCTCGTGAACAGCATCAAAGCCGCTGCTGCGGAATTGGTTGCGTCTGGGCTGCTCAATCTGCTGTCAGGTGGGAAGCGTGGCACCAGCTTTGGCGAAGCTCTGGGCGGGATTGCCAGCCTTTTTGGCGGTGTGCGCGAGACGGGCGGCGGCGTGATGCCGGGCAAGGCGTATGTAGTCGGCGAAAAGCGCCCCGAATTGTTTGTGCCATCTACCGCCGGTTACATCATGCCGCGTGTGCCGAGCGGGCAGGGCGGTGGCGGCCAGCAGCAGTCGGTCAACGTCACAGTCAACCCGTCGCCGCTGTTTATTACCACGGTGGCCCAAGGCGCGCAGGCGGCTGCGCAAGAGACGCTCCGCAAGTCTTCGCGCCAGCGTATGCCCATGTCGGCGGGGGTGTAATCATGGCAATCATCGACTTTCCCGCTGGCATCCCCCTGCGCGCTGTCAACTGGCAGCAATCAGGCGGCGTTGTTCGCAACCGCAGCGAGTTTACCGGCAAGACGCGCGAACTGCGCATTGGGCCGAGCGCGCGGTGGACGTGCGATCTGGATTTCGTACCGACGAACAGCGTGACCGCGCTGAATCTGTTGCGCGAGTTC